AACGAGGGAAAATATTATTTGCGGTATTGCCATCGCCAATATTTTTACAGGAACGTCTTATATTACCGAATTTCAACAACCACTTACTATACAACCTTCTACTTTTGATGAACTAGAACGTGTTATTGCAACACATGCTCCAAGTGAAATTGTATTTATTTCACCATTTGACCAGGATAAAATTAACTCTATTTTACATTATTCGGGTATACAAAGTCGAGCAATCCATTGTGTGAATAGTATAGATTCGGAAAAGGTTGACCATTGTACACAACAGAAATTCATATCTCATTTATTAGGTAAATTTTATGGAGAAGATGCCATGAACAATTGTGTTGAATTTAGTGTATATCCTACAGCAACACAAGCATTTTGTTATTTATTGGATTTTGTCCAAGAACATAATCCAAATTTAGTGAAAAATATAGCGATCCCAAAATTTCACAACAATAAAGAATTATTACTGGCAAATCATACTTTAAAACAATTAAATATTCTGGATGATCACTCTTTAGACAGCACGCAACATGGTCATTTGTCTTCGGTCAATTCATTTTTGAACAAATGTTGTACTCCTATGGGACGACGGAAATTTTTTACTCAATTAGTAAATCCTACAACCGATGAGACTTGGTTACAACAGGAATATAATATGACGTCCGAGTTATTAGACGAAACTATGTATTCTTATGTATCAAACACGCGGAAAACATTAGGTCAAATACGTGATATTGAGAAAATATGCCGACAAATTGTCATGCGCAAAATTTATCCATGTAGTCTTTATTATTTACATAAATCAATTCATCATGTACTCTCTATATATGAAAGTATGAATGTAAATCCATCTATACAAGAGTATTTATTGGATAATATAAGTGATATTCAACACGTTATTTTAGAAGTTTCTAAATTTTTAGATAATCATTTGTATTTAGATAATTGTAAATCCGTGTCTTCTATGACTACTTTTGATGAAAATATTATTAAACCGGGTGTGAGTGATGATTTAGATACATTATTAAATAATGTGAAAGAGAATAACGAACTATTTGATTATATTCATACGTTATTGAATGAAATTGTTAGGTCTGAAGACAAAAGTAGTAAACCGATAGAATATGTAAAAATACATCAAACTGAAAAATCAGGTGTCAGTTTACAAATTACGAAAAAACGCGGATTATTACTAAAGTCGTATATTCAAAAACATGGGGACGAATCTATTGACAAATTAAATACCAAGTGGAAAGATGTTAAATTAAATACCGCGTCTACCACATGCGACGAAATTGATTTTCCTTTATTGACTAAAATTTGTCGCGATTTACTCCATCAGAAAGATTATATGAATAAACTCGTTTCAAAGTCATATCAAGACATTCTATCAACCTTGGAAAATAACCATTATGAACATTTAGAACAAATTGCCGAATATGTGTCTAGGGTGGATACTTTACACAATAAGGCATATATTGCGAAGGAATATAAATATTGTCAACCACAAATCGAGAGTGAATCGGAAAAGGCATTTGTTAATTGTAATGGACTTCGACATGTGTTGATTGAACATATTCAAACCAATGAAATATATGTTGCAAATGACATTATTTTGGGAGACAACGAGCAAAATGGGGTGTTGCTATACGGCACAAATGCTGTAGGAAAGACGAGTTTCATTCGAGCATTGGGAATATCTGTCATTATGGCGCAAGCCGGACTTTATGTTCCATGCTCCTCATTTGTATATAAACCCTATCGCGCCATTTTTTCTCGCATTTTGGGTAATGATAATCTGTTTAAGGGTCTTTCTACATTTGCTGTGGAAATGTCGGAATTGCGAGTTATTTTGAAATTATCTGACGAGAACAGTTTAATATTGGGGGATGAATTATGTTCTGGAACGGAAACTGAATCCGCATTAAGCATATTCGTTGCCGGTTTGACAAATATGCACGAAAAACAATCCTCGTTTATTTTTGCGACACACTTTCACGAAATTATTCATTATGATGAAGTACAAAAATTAGATAAATTGTCTTTAAAACATATGGCAGTTCATTATGATCGCGAACTAGATGCTCTTGTATATGATCGAAAATTGACAGATGGTCCTGGAAATCGTATGTATGGATTGGAAGTGTGTAAATCGTTGTATTTACCCGAGGATTTTTTACAACACGCATATAGTATTCGACGCAAATATTTTCCTGATACAAAGGGCGAATTATCACATTCGATTAGCAAATATAACGCAAAAAAAATACGCGGTATGTGCGAAATATGTAATCACGAATTAGGTGAAGAAATTCACCATTTATACCAACAGAAAGATGCCGATGAAGACGGATTTATTCAAACAGAGGATGGGGGTGTTGTCCATAAAAATCATCCAGCAAATTTAATGTCGGTATGTCAAGATTGTCATGACAATTACCATTCAAATTTAGAGAATACAACGTTAGTAAGAAAAAAGACAAGTAAAGGATATAAAATTGAAGGTCTTTAATGAATCTAACGGACGGTAAAAAGTAATCAAAAGATGAATAATAACGTATTTAATTTTCAAGTTTTAAACAACGATCGTGTTGACGAAGTGTCGGACGAAATGAGTTGCTCAACCTGTGACACAGACAATGACTTCTCGGTTATTGCTTTGAGTGATTGTAGCAATCATATTGAACAAAGACAATTGACACTTGCCGATTTGGATTCTTCAATCAATGACAAAGGTCCCATGACACTTGCCGAATTGGAATGTCCATCTGATGATGATGACATGCTGTCTGAAGTCTCTACGGTGTGCTATGACGAAACTGACCATATGGAATGGGATGGTTCAAAAACTAGGGGTATTGGTGAAGTAACTCCATGCTTTAATTCAGAGGACATGAATGAAGCGCACCGACTAGGAATGAGCGTTTGCGAGATGTTTGAAATGTATCGTGAAATAAACGATCATGTTGATGAAGATAGTTACAAAAACAACTGTCCTCCTGAATGGCCACTTCATCTTTCTGGAAATGGAACATACGAAGATGAGGGGTTCGGTGAGAGTTATTATGGGTAAATTAGAAAGAATCACAAAAAACAAAAAAACAAAATAAAAAATATCTAAGCAGTTGCTTAGTTATTTTTTTTGGAATATTCAAATATTTATATTGAAATTGATTTTTCGCATTCTAATTGTACAGAACCGACAATATCTGTTTTATGAACATGTTTAATAATCGTGTATACAATTTCCACATTTTTCTTATTGTTAAATTTTGAATGTTGTTTACATAACACAGCACCCTGTTTAACTACATATTTAAAATCTTTTTTGTTTAATTCTTCATCAAGTTTGGCAATGACGTGACAGGAAGGAGCGTTATGAATATGAAACCATATATGATGATCTTCAGCATCATCAATAATGTCGAAGTTTTCTTTTGCGTTTTTACCAATCACAAACTCAACCTCTATGTTGAGTTTGGGAATAGTGACTATTTTTGACAATACCATATTGAATTATATTTTACAGTATTTAAATTTTATAAAAATCATTCAATTTTATTTACAATTTCCATAACATTCTCCTTTGTAATAATAAACATCGCGATTTTTGATCGAAGTATCGCTATATATTACTTTGTTTTTAGGACCATTTTCATCACCTTCAACGCATTTCGTTCCTCCAATTAATATACAACAATCAGTTGTTGAACAGACATTTGTAGGCAATCCATTACATTTTTCTTCAATATTATTTAAAACGTTGTCCTTTGTGTTACAAAATCCGTGTGGATTCCCTTCATGTAATTCCTGGGGTTTTGATTCAAATGGATAGTTATTTAAATATACCATTTCTGAATATGATGGCACGTAACCCAAACCGTTATATTTCACAGTTCCCGGTTCATAAAAAATTGGTTTCGGTGTCACTTTATCTGTAGTTAAACCTTTTGTTAATTCGGGATGATTAATCATAGAACCATGCGTTGTTTCATAATCAGGTCCTGACGCAGCAGGTGTTTGTAGTATCGTGTCTTGCGGCGGAACTGGTAATGTACCTGATCCAAATGTTCCGGGTGCCGGTCGAGGGGCTAGATCAGGTTCTTCGTTTTCCAATGGTTCTTCGTTTTCCATTGGTTCTTCGTTTTCCATTGGTTCTTCGTTTTCCACCCCTTTTATTAATACATATGGAACTTTGTTTGCACTCTTACCATGGGAAAAATATCCATTTTTTGCGTTTAATACTCGACATCCAAACCAACCACAATTTGAAGTCTTATTTTTTGAACGACCACCAGCAATGGCGATCTTGTCACCATTTTTTACTGTATAATTACCTTCATCTATCCTTTCAACTTCAGGTTTAATCCAAAATGTATTGTAATTATAGGATTCTTTTGGTACTGCTATATCCATCATCATAAGATATCTATTTTTATTCATAACTAACATTTTATTTTCATCTTCGGCATCTACCAACATTACTCTGTCCTGAACTTTTATTTCGCCGGTTGATGCTTTATTATCTGCATTTAATATTTTTAATAGGGGCACAGGTTGTTTTGTTACTCCATTCGTTAAATCTAAATTTACGGTTTCTCTATATTTTACTACTTTCGTTTCTAATTCAACATCAGTCATTGATTCCTTTCCTTTTCCAAATAATGACTCTATTTCGCTTTGAAATAAATAATAAACTAACCACAATAGGAACGCTATTAATAAACCATGACGAATTGTTAGTATATTGGATTTTGATGTAATATTTTGTAAAGATAATATTTTAAGTTTACCTAAATAGTTGGATTCTATCGTCAATGTTAATAATAGAACAAATACAATCAAAGTATAAATCATTTCCCTTAAAATATTTAGACATAATAATAATGATAAAATTGAATTAAAAAGTTCTCGTTAATTATATAACAAAGTAAAAAATGATCATTCCTGTTAAATGTTTCACCTGCGGACAAGTTTTAGCCGATAAATATCGGTATTATCAAGATGAAGTTCGACGTATTAAAATTCAAAAGGGTCAAAATACACAAAAGGTTGTGTATTTAACAAAAGAAAATATTGATAAAACCCCCGAGGGGACAGTTTTAGATAATTTGCGCCTTAATAATGTGTGTTGTCGTCGTCATATGTTGACACATGTGGATGTTGAATAATTATTAAAAAACATAATATTACCATAGTATATAATATGCCAAAATTAACAAAAAAACATATCAAGCGAAGACGAACTAAGCAAAAACGAAGTAAACGTAATCGTCGAACAAGGCGAATATATAAAAAAATGAAGGGTGGTGTTTCATTTAATCCTGTTTTTCATACCAGTAATTTACCTTCTAATACTTATTATGAATTAAATAAATATGAACCTGATTTACAAAGGGCACCTGAATTAGTGAATAGTCGCGTAATACCAATGATGGGAGGGAAAACGAAAAGACGTCGTCGCTCTAAATATCGTAAAAGAAAGATGCGTGGTGGTTCCCTCATAGGCACCGATTTATTGACTGGTAGTAATACATCTAATACGAACGACGTTCTTGCGTTTGGAACAACGGGTGGAACTAAATACATGTTAAATACCTTGACTGCCGAACCTATCAACAGTGGGTCACACTTAAGTTCAAGAACAGATGTGAATCCTAATTTAGCATAAATTCGTATAATAAATAATTATGTCTGTTTATTATATAAGTCATGGCTATTACCGGATTGCGAAAATTGTGTACTCCTTCTTATGTATATTTAGTGATTTCTTCGGTCGCGTTAATCGTGATGTTATACCAAAATATGGGTAATGTGAATACTTATTGTTTAGGGGAATATAGTTGCTCTGTATCAAGTACAGCAATGATATTTATTATTAAGGCAGTTTATATTCTATTTTGGACATGGATGCTAAATCTTATGTGTAAAGCAAACGCAACTAATATTGCCTGGTTAGTGCTGTTACTTCCCGTTATTATTATGTTTATTCTAATTGGCGCAATGATGATTTCTAGTTAAGTGTTTTTTATAAAATGATGTTATTTCATCTTTTTATAGGTAATCGTAAAATTGATTTAAATATAATACAAGACTATAATAGTATATTAAACTAAATCATGGATCCCATGTTGAAAAATTTTTCCGAAGACCAAGATGTGTTGAGATTTACATTACATAATGTGGAAGTATGCTTTGCTAATGCGATTAGACGTACTATTTTGTCTGACATTCCATGTGTAACCATTCGCACCGAAAATAACGAAATTAATCAATGTAATATTAAAATAAACACGAGTCGTCTTCATAATGAAATCCTGAAACAGCGATTAAGTTGTATTCCTATTCATAGCACTAGATTACGCGATAATGAAAGTGAAAAGGCGCTTCCTGAAAATTATTCTCTTGTAGTAGACGTTGAAAATACAACAGACAATATTTTGTTTGTGACAACAGAGGATTTTCGCCTTCGTGATAATAGCGACGGAACCGTTTTATCCAAAGAGGAAATGGATAAGTTGTTTCCTGGACTGTTCCCGAAAAATACACTAACACAAAGTTATATCGATTTTGCTCGGTTACGACCAAAAGTAGGTAATGATATCAAAGGCGAGCATTTGTCATTGGTTGCCGACTTTAGCGTTGCTTCGGCAAAAGACGACAGCATGTTTAATGTAGTTTCAAAATGTGCGTATGGAAATACAATGGACCCAAGTAAAGCATCTAGTGTTTGGGATGCACAAGAAGAAAAGTTGAGAAAAGAAGGAGAAAGTGAAAACGATATTAAGTTTCAAAAGGATAATTTTCGTATTTTGGACGCACAACGTCATTTTGAATCAAATAGTTTTGATTTTGTAATTCAAACACTGGGCGTTTATGACAATAAGGATTTGGTTAGAAAAGCGTGTGCTATTATTCAGGGTAAACTTATCGATATAGTTCAAATCATTGACAACGCAGAAATGCCTATTCTCACAGGAGAAACTACTATGGAAAATTGCTTTGATATTCACTTGGAAAATGAGGATTATACCGTTGGCAAAATATTGGAATATGTTATTTATTCCAAGTTTTACGAAGGCGATAAAACACTCAATTTCTGCGGATTTAAGAAATTTCATCCACATGATACAAAATCAGTTATTCGCGTCGCATTTACCAAGAAAAATGATAAAACTGTTGTAAATCGTTATTTACGTGAAGCGTGTGTCGATTCTCAGCAAGTATGTAAAGACATTTATCAATTGTTTAAATAAATATAAAAAATATATGTGTATGTTTAGTAATGTTCGGGTTTTTATTTTCTTGTTTTTCATGTAGTCATAAATTACACACTATTACTCCAGACAATATGAAACCTTTCGTACCTAGTTTCACAGAATGTAAGGTAATTAGTGTTTATGATGGCGATACAATCACAGTTGCTGCGTTTCTGAATAAAGATCCACAATGTTATAAATTTAAAGTTCGATTAAACGGAATCGATAGTCCCGAAATGCGAGGTTCTTCGCCTAATGAAAAACAGCACGCACTACAATCTCGCGATGCTTTAAAAGAAAAAATTATGGATAAAATTATAACTTTGGATATAACTGGTCTGGAAAAATATGGTCGGATTTTGGCAACAGTTTATTATAAGGGTGAAAATATGAATGAATGGTTGTTAAAAAATAATTATGCCATCCCATATGATGGTGGGACTAAGAAACGCGATCCTACATGGGACCAATGCGTTTCGAATCAAGAAAATAAGATGTAAATTTAGTTATATGGAAATACTTCAGAGTCGCATAGTCGATGGAAAAGGATTATTTGTTAAGAATAGTTTTAAAAAAGGGGATGTAGTATTTGTATTAAAGGGCGAAATTTTTGATCATCCTACGCGCGAATCGATCAATATTGGTAATAATGAACACATTTATGACGAATATGGTATTTTTATTAATCATTCCTTTGAACCAAGTGTTTGTATCCAACATACGAATGTAGTTGCGTTACACGATATTGAATGTGGAGGCGAAATTTCTTTCAACTATAATGATAGTGAAATCAATATGTCGAATGTATTTTATGTAGGCGACCAAAAAGTTTGCGGGAAGCAACAATAAGTTTTTTTGTAAAAATCATTGATTATATTTAATGATTTTTATTTCGATTGTTTAATAATTCATTATTTTTGAAAATTTATCTGAATCTAGTGATGCACCACCGATTAGCACCCCATTCACATTATCTTGATTTAAAATATCAGTGAAATTATTTGAATTAACGCTGCCACCGTATTGAATACATATTTTCTTCGATACGGTTTCAGAATAATTCATTTTGAACCAATTTCGAATGTATTTATGAACGTCTTCTATTATTTCCGGAGTCGCATTTAAACCTGATCCAATTGCCCATATAGGTTCATACGCAATAATCACTTTATTTAATTGACATTCTTTACAATTTAACAAACATTCTCTTAATTGTTTGTCACATATTTCTTTATTTAGACCCTTTTCGAATTCTTCTTTGTTTTCGCCAATACATAATATACAATGTAAATCTGACTCGAGAATGCGTTTTACCTTTTTGTTAATAATACAATTTGTATCATTGAATATGTTTCTTTTTTCACTATGTCCAGCTAAAACATACGAACATCCTAACGATTTTAACATAGATATTGATACAGCACCTGTATACGCACCCGATAATTCGGTATAGCAATCTTGAGCCCCAAGTAATATATTCGTATTTTCAAGCAATTTTGAAATAGGATATAAAAATGGTAATGGAACAAATAGAACCACTTTTGTATATTTGGGTATATTTTGCGAAGATTGTATAATATTTTTTGTGAGTTCAATTGCTTCAACCATCGTAGAAGGGTTCATTTTCCAATTTCCCGCAATAACTATTTCATTATTCATATATACTGTATATTTATTATATATCCGGCAATATTTTAGTTGTTTATATCTGTTTTAAAAAACAATTGTAATAAAATATAAAATTGAATCGTTATGTTTACTTATATTCATTGGAACAAAACATAAAGATGGAAAAACGTTTGAACACTAAAGTTGAAGGTTATGTTACATCTTTTAAAAATGACATACGAAATAAAATTATTTCGTTAAAGTTGAATGAAAATAGTGAAGTTGGTGCTTTACTTGAATATATTTATGATTATAATCGTTTGACACTCGAGAAGAATGATTTCGTTAAACGCAAACGTGTGAAAAATTCAATACCCGAAAACAACCGTTGTTTAGCAAAACGCGCAAATGGAGAACAATGTACACGACGACGAAAAGACGTTGATTTCTGTGGAACTCATTCGAAAGGGACCCCACACGGTCTTATTGACGCAAATGAAGAACAGCAACATCATAATCATTCAATTGAAGTATATGCACAAAATATTAAGGGTATTGTATATTATATTGATAAGCATAACAATGTTTATAATACTGAAGAAATTATGTCAAATAAACAAAATCCAGGGGTTGTTGCCAAGTGGGAAAAGCACGGTGATATTTATACCATTCCTGATTTAGGTATTTGATTGGACTTTTCGCATAATGGTCTCTTTTATATTTTCTTCTCTGTTCGCAAGGATGAAATTGTTTAATTCGCTTGCTTTATTCGGATCACCATTGTAATATTGGGACAGTATATTTAGAAGCATTTTTTTTGAAATCGGTTTTTTTGTTTTCCGGGTTTTACATTCTAATTTTCCGTCTTTTAAATCAAAACTGTCGATGTCCTTTTCTTTCATCGATTGTAACAGTCCATTTGATATAGATTCTTTCTTTTTTTTTCTACTATTCAATTCTTCTTTTAATGTTCTCATTTCATTATCCAATTTTACCCATTCCTTAACGGAATTTATAATTTCTGGAGTAATTTCCATATAAAAGACAATATATGTAATCTTTTATATTCTATTTAATTCTTTTTTTTACTTATTAAATATATATATATATGTATTTATTGAATAACCGAAAAAATGGTCGATATAACAATAGACAATCAATAAAACAAAGTGTTATGATGCCAATTCAACATGTTCCAGTGTCATTGAATAATTTACCAAAGGAAGATGCTATTCAAAAACCACGGGTGAAAGAAATGTTATGGGGAGAACCCACGTGGTTATTATTTCACACATTGGCTGAAAAAATAAAAGAAGATGAATTTCCAAAATTACGAAAGGAACTCTTGGACAATATTATGA